CATCCTCGCGATGGGTGAAGAGTAAAAATTTGTAAAGTAAATAGTAGATATGAAAGGACCAAAACTCCTCCCTAAAAAGATCACGACCAAGATGTCAAAGACGGAGCTCACGAAATATGAGAAACTCCAGAAAGAACGGATCAAGACAGTTGAAGATATGGTAAAGGCTCAGGCCAAATCCGTCGAGTACGGACGCACTTTATACAAGATGAAAAACCCAACGACTGCCCAAAAGAAGAAGGATCAAAATCTCATTGACAAGGGATTCAAGGCTGAATTTAAAGCTTTCAAGAAGGCTGATGAGTATTATGCCTATAAGAAGAAAATGGAAAAAAAGTACGCATAAGTCACTTCAAAATGCGCTGCCTTATAACTTCCTCAAAAAAGCTGGTCCTTTGAGGATGAAATTCACACCAACACAAGAATTATGGCGGCGAGCTAGTCATCCTCGCGATGGGTGAAGAGTAAAAATTTGTAACGTACAGAGTAGAGATGGCAGGTGAAGCTGCGAAGATTTGTCTAAACGCCATCGGAGCACAGGAGAAGCACCTCTTGTCCAAGGACTCGAGAGATGGACTCTTCTACTATGACCCGACCAAACTACAACACAGCCAGTTCCGGAAGTACCACAGGGCGACGAACGTCAACCGCCCGGGATCGGCCAACCCCAACTGGCCTTTCGGAAGCACGATCAAGGTGGAGTTCGACCCACGAAACTTCGGTGACCTCCTGACGAACATTTGGTTATCCATAAAACTTCCTGCGCTCGAGACGGGTGGTAACTACGCCGATCAGATCGGGCGGGCCCTCCTCAAGTCCGTGACGATGCGTTGCGACGACGCCGTGCTCGAGACCATCTACGACGACTGGGCGGTCATCTATGACGAGATTTACACCGAGATGAGTTCGAAGGTTTCCAACCGCCACCTCCTCAACCGTTCCCTCGCCTACGACACGGCCGAAGACAACCCATCGTACGCCGAGCAGGAGTCCGAGGTCCTCATCCCCATTCCATTCTTCTTTTCCCAGAACTGGTCAACGCGGGAGTATGACAAGAACAAGAGGAACACGCCGTACTTCCCCATGGCGAGCGTGCACCGAAGTAAGGTGTACTTTGAGTTTGAGTTCTACAATCAGAAGTGGTTCTCGAACACGTCGTCGACCCTGACCCTGTCGGAGTTCGACGTGATCACAGAGGAGATATCGGTGAGCCCCGAGGAGCGCTTCTTCATGGCGTCGTCCAAGCGAACGATGCTGACGGACATGGTGAGACGCCACCCCGACCAGCTCGTGAGCGTGGACGAGCGAACGGTGACCATGAACCTCGTCCCGAACCTTCCCGTGAAAACGTTTCACTGGTTTTTCAGGAACAGGGCATTCGAGCAGGAAGACGTCTCGGACGACGGGAACCCGACGAGCGACGGTGAACTGTACTGCATGAACCGTTACAACTTTTCGCGACTCAACGATTTCGATCAGACCTACACGTGGTTTGCTCCTGTAATGGACAAGGCGTATTTGTTCATTAAAGGTCAAAGACTACCGGACGTGACCTCCCCCGATCACTCGTTCTACAAGTACCTCACCGTGTCCCACAAGCACATGGCCCGACCGGTGCGTAACATCTACACGTACAGCTTCGCCACCCATCCACTCAATTCGACGCCTTCGGGTAGTCTTGCCTTTGACACGCTCAAGGGGAACAAGACGACGATGGAAGTTCTCATCGACGAAGCCGCCACGGACAGTGGGAAGAGCTTCACAATGCACATGTATTACACGGCGTACGTCGTCTTGGAGTTCGACCAAGGTCGGGTTCGCATCTTGAACGCGGATGAAGTGGAGGATGAAGAAGAGAAACAGTGGTGCCCGGCCGAGCCAGTGCTCGGACCGGAAAAACCTCGAACACCGAACGTGGTGGATCAATTCTTAGCCAAGACTTCCTTGTGATTCAACAGATAGTCGACCACGTTGTTCTTGATGGCAAAGCGCATAAAGTTGAGCTGGGCCAGGGTGGTGTTGATTTTCTCACCCGTCCCAGGGACTTCGTACGTGATCTTCGCGTCCGGGCCCCGACAGAACGGGTCGAAGAGACCCTTGCTGAAACCTGAGAGCGAGCTCTTATAGGCGGCGTGTACGTTCAAGACTCTGTCATCCATGGTTCGGTACGTGGTGTTGTGCTTCTTCGCAAACTGCGTGCAGAAAAACTCAATGTTCCTGAGGCTGATTCCATTCTTTTTTTGGAGGATGTCCAAGAGCATCCCTCGATGTCTAGGATCTTCATAGAAGGTGTTCAGATTGTTTAACAATAGTGTCTGTCTGCTACTCATTCTTAGTCTAATATAGATCCAAAGTCCTTAAGCTCTTCATCCGTTCCATCACACGCCGGACATCCCTTGACGTACCCACATGATAGATCGTGGGTGTGACTCGACGTCCTCTGCACGTTCACCGGTGACAACACCTCCCTCTGGCTGTGATGGGCCGAACAAAACCCACTAAACTTTCCGTTCCTCGTGCACCTCTCCCCAGTCTTGACCAGTCCCCGACACCGGCACGTACTCCAGTTGAGGGCCGGTGGAAGGTCACTGATGAGCACGGGCACGGGAATGCAGTGACGCCGACTGATCTTGTTTATGTACTCTTGAAACTGATCGTCAAGGTGTGACTGAATCTGATTGTTCACTTCCACCTTGAGCATCTCCGCAATCTTTGTCGAGAACTCCATGGTCTTTCGTCTTGGATGTGATTTTAGCGTAATTCTTAAACAATGCATCGAGGGTGGTCTGTCCCTTTATCTGCTTCTTCTGCCTCGGGGGCTTAAAGCGCTTTATGATGTCACCAAAAAGGAGCTGTTTGCATCCGTCACCCAAAAGGGGCTGGAGGAGCTGAGATATAGGTTCGACGTACTTATTGGTGAAGTAGTGGTAATAGTCAATCTTAATCTCGTCCCCGTGTGACTGCACCCAGAGGGGATCCTCCGCCTTCTCGTACGCTTTCGCCCTCGGGTCGGGGGTCTTTATGAACACGTACGGCACACGATCACCCGGTTGGGGTTCACTTCCAGGGGCTCTCGCTTTCATCTTGTCCCTGACGACGACGTGTGAGAGGTTGGGGTTCTTGTACTCCGCGGCCAGACTTTGGGACAGGGTGAGTTCTTCCATGCCAATCTTCCCCTCGATGAGTTCGAGCGCTCGTTCCTTGGCCAATTCAGTCGGTCGCTTGGTGTCACTGGAATCGAGGATGACGTCCAACAACTCCGTGCACACCCGCCGCATGTGCTTGGTGCCGTCCCGCCTCTTTAACTGCAACCCCTTCACGTCCACGTAATCCATGTGCATCTCACCATCCTTATGCATCGTCCATAACTTGGCTGCGTAACGCTTCTTGCTATATAGGATGAGAGGTCTGTACACCTTCTCGAGTTCAAGATCGTTGGGTGGTCTGAAGAGCGCGCTGCACTGTTCCGCAGCCTTCTCACCCAACGACCACGCAAAGTCCAAGGCCTCCTTGGACATCGGGTCCCTTCCCTCGAGATCGAATTCCACAAAGACAGAATCCGTATCCCCGTACCTCACCTTGGCGTTGAAGTGTTTCTCGCAGTACGCCTTGGTCTCTTCGATCATCCCCCGCCCACGACACGTGACGCTCGACGCGATCGCGACGCACGGCAACATCCCCCGAACCGTGCCGGTGAACCCGTACACGCTGTTCATCGACACTTTATAGGCCAACTGTCGCCCATCCAGGATGGACTTCTTAAAGGGATCGGTGGTGGACGCCATCTCCTTCTTCGCCTTCTTCCGATACGCTTTCAACTCCGTGAGGATGACGGGTAACAGACTCGGAACCCCCTGGGCAAACTTGTACGTCTTCCCGTCAACGACAAAGGTGTCGTACTCCACACCCGGGATGTTGCCATATCTTCGATCGTCCAGGACCAAGGTGGAGTAGCACATGTTGTGCGCACACATGATGGATGGGTACAGACTGGCGAAATCCAGGGCGACGATTGGGGTGAAATACGCACCTGGGATCGGATCCAAGACTGTAGCCCCTTGGTAGCCGTCTTCGAGTGACGACCTATCTTGTCGTATCACCGGAACCATGTAGCCAAGTTCCCGCGCCTTGCGCGTCAGCTGACTGAACACTTTCACTTGCTGCCCTCGTTCGACGAGATGACTCAAGGAGACGTGACACGCACGAGCCATCTCCCACAGTGACTGAAGGGTCGAGAGCTTGGCCATTAGAAGATGAAGCAAAAGCGTGTCTTGGATGCAGTACGCGGCGACATCACCCAACTCCTTGGCGTCACCCACTTCGTACCTGCGGAACATCTCTTTGGCCGGCATGTCATACTTGCCTTGGTCCTTGAGAAAGTGCGTCGCCACATACTCCAGTTTAAACGAATCGAGCTTAAACTGAGATTTTATCAGGTGGAACAGATCGAAGATGAAACGACCGGGCATGGGCAAGAGCTTGAGGGTGTTGTCCCCGAGCGCGGACGAACTCAGGTTCTTGTGGGTGATGTTACTCGGGGTGTTTCGTATCCTCCCCAGATTGTAAAAAGACGGCGCACACCTGACCATCACCGCCCGCGTAAACAGGAAAGAAAAGTCAAACCCGAAGATGTTGTACCCGGTGATGACATCCACGTTCTTTTCGTGCACGTACTTGGCCCACGCCTCCAGCACCTCCCTCTCCGTGTCGAACCACTCGATCCTGCCCTCTGGGACGTCCGCGGTCTCCTTGTGACAGAAACACACGCGATCGAACGGTTCGGATTCACCGTACTTACAAAGGGTCATCGCGATCTGATAACACGCGTCACCGGGAAGATTGGCGTCAGGGAACTGCTTGCGCTCGCTGTAGGCTTCGATGTCGAACGACGCGACGACGAACGGGGCGACGTCCTCGTCCCGCCCTTCCACGGGTTTGAGCTCACGCCAGTCGTCACAGAAGACGTCGATGTCCGTGGTCGCGTAGAACGCGGGATTGTACTGACCAACCTCCAACCAACCCACGGACTGGATGCCCGTTCGGTGCAAGAGCCTTAAGGTGGGCTCTATGTTCGACTCGTACACGGTGAGGTGTTTCTTCCGGTAACGAAAGAATCCGTCCATCGCCCGCCTCGACGCCAGGTTGCGCGCGTCCAGCTTTAGGAAGAGTCGCTCCTCGTTGTTCGTGAACCCCATGACGTCCTTCTTCCGCACGATACCGTGCCCCTCGAGGCAGTCAGGGCACCGCTCTCGGATCTCATCCAGTAGGATCTTCACGTCCCTCTGGGTAAATGTCTCAGGAAGCCTCACGAAAAAGTACGGCTTGAACTCCGTCGTCACGCACACTGACTTTCCGCACGCGTCCTTGCCCACGACGCTGATGAGGTGGGGCCCGTGACCGTCGTCCTCGTCACGGGCGTGCCACGCCAAGGCCTGAAAGATCATGGACGCCCGCCTGTGTTTGAAGTGGTCGGATTTTTTTAATATCTCATAATAGTAATACAGCATGTCGGCGGCTTTGATTGAACTTGTCAGCAGAGGGGTTCAAGACCAGTACTTGACTGGCTCACCGGAAATTTCATACTTTAGGCAAAATTACCGCAAACACACCAACTTCAGTAGCAAGGTCGAGAGGTTGGATTACATCGGTACGTTCGGGGCGGACAACGAGGTCCTCATCCCGATCCCGTCCAAGGGAGATTTGTTGGGTGCCATCTGGGTCGAACACCCGAAGATTGGTTCCATTCAAAACGACAACACCGGCTTCTTCAGCAGTGATTCCACCAAGCCCACGGAGTTCAGCCTCTGGATCGGAGGCCAGCAAGTGTGCGTCATGGACAGCCTCTACATCCAAGGCGTTCACAACTTGTTGTACCGCCCGGACCAGGCCAAGGCGTCGTGTGCGATCACGACCAACAATGTGAAGGGCAACTTGAGAGGCGTCGACGTGAACACGTCAGCGTCTGATCACTACTTGATCCCCTTCTTCTTCGGTGAGGGTGATTACACCAAGTGCCTCCCTTTGATCGCCCTCCAACACCACGCGGTGGAGATCAGAATCAAGTGCCGCAATGGCAGCTTCAACGTCACGGGCTCGCCGAAGGTGTACGCCCAATTCCACATGCTCGACACCGACGAGCGGGCCTATTTCGTCGAAAAGCAGCACGACTTGCTTTTCACAGAGGTTCAAACCCAAGTTGCCGCCAACACCGACACAGATTATGACTTGAGCTACTTCAACCACCCTGTGCGCGCGTTCCACATCGTGAGCGGGAATGCGACTGGTAATCACTGGAGCGACGAGTGGACTTTCGAAAAAGCTAGCCTGTATGTGAACGGTGTCGTTCACAGTGACGAACTTTCAAATGTCTATCACCACACCATCGTCCCCGAGTTGCACTGTTCGGCGCTTCCGGACACCAGCCTTGACGACGTTCCTGTGTACACGTGGCCGTTCAGCTTGGTCCTCAACACCCCTTCCCGCCCCACAGGTTCGATCAACATGAGCAGGTGTGACACGGCCATGATCAAGCTTCAAGGCGTCTCGGGTGGTAACAACCTCCACCGCATGTACGCGACGTCGTGGAACATCCTCACCATTCGTGACGGTATGGCTGGTAAAAAATTTAGCTCTTAAATGGTAAGATTGTTTCAATGGGTTACATAACCCGAAAACGAGGTGTCTTTTACAAAGATGGACGTCCCGTTTCCGAGGCAGAACAGATCAGGTGCAGGAAGCTCGGCATCCCACCGGCATACAAAGACGTGAAAGTCGATCCACGACCCGGTGCGAAGCTCCAGGCCACGGCGGTGGACGCGAATGGGAAGAAACACTATTACTACAACGAGAGCTTTCTCCGAAAGCAGCGAGACAAGAGACGCGATCGGGCGAACGACATCGATTTCGGAAAGATACGAAACGTCACCGCGCGTTTACTCAACCAACTCAAGGTGAGCAGCCTTAGGTGGGACGACGCCCTGGCTCTGCGAATGATCGCGTCCGCGTACCTCCGCAGTGGGGTGGCGGAGAGGGACACCGGGGCTTTGGGTGCGTTCCAACTTCAACGACGTCACGTCAAGTTGAAGGGTGACGGCGAGACGGTGGTCTTCGACTTCCCCGCCAAGAGTGGTCAGCGGCGACAGTTCACCGTCAAGGACAGAGTACTCCACCGCGCATTGGTCCAACAGAACGCACCCCTCCTCGTTGGGAACGCCAAGTGGGAAAGGGTCCGCGACCTCTTAAGGGGCATCATGAAGAACGACCACCTCCAACTGAAGGACATACGAACGGCCGGGTCGATGCAACTCTTCGCAAAGTTTTTGAAATCCGCCAAAGACGAGAAGGAAGCCATTCGCCAGACCGCCGAGACGATCGGTCACACGCCCTCGGTGAGTAAAAAATTCTACAT